TAACAATCTCGACTTGGATTGGTTCACGAAGAATATTATAAAGTTTGTGATATGCAATAGCAGTAAAGACTTGAGGTACTATAAAAGCAACCATTGCTACAACCCAAAAGACGTAGTAATAGTTTTCCTTGTTTTGTGTTCTCATTTTGTTTGAGTATTCGGAGGACCAGAGAATCTAGAGTCTAAAAAGTCTTTCTTTTCAGAATCTACTTTGTTTGGATCATAATTAGGGTCAGGATAATCTTCCCAACTATTACCTTCATACTCAGTAATTAATGGATTAACATCCTTCCTCTCACCATAGACATGATAGAAGCAATCAATTGGTTTGTCATCTGCTTCCTTCACAATTATAAACTCATTGTTGAATTCTACCACATTTAGATGGAAGTGTCGATCTCCAATAGGTTGTAATTGTACTGTAATACTCTCTTCATGAACCAAATCCTTCCAGTAATATGGTAAATCAATTCTAGCAGAATCTTTTAATCTACCTCTATAATATACTGCTACCTCTGGTCCCTCAATACATGCATGTCTAAGTCTGTGACCTTTACCTTTGGTAGGATGTACCAAATCAAATGGTTTTGGCGAAGCATCTGCTGCTGCAAATCTTGAAGCAAGTTTACCTTTATTACCACAGTCAACTGCACCAGTAAAGAAGGCATCCCCATCAACATATAATAGGTCAGTCTGTGGTCCTGAGATCTTAAGGGCATTTGACATTCTGCCATTACCCTCGATTATATTATCACCTTTAACCTTTAATGATATAGGTGGAAATGTTCCATCAGGATTAAAGGTATTAGCAACCATCAAGGTTGCTTCAGAATAAGTAAACCAAGGAGCACCAACAACCATAGGTGCTTCAATATATGCACCACCTCTAATCTGACTAGGACCAATTCCTAAACAAGGTGCTGGTAGACCCTCACCTACAAATAAAGTCTTTTTACATTCTATATCTGGAAACTTCATAGTAATCCACCTTCTCGTTGTTGATCTTCTAATAATGATTCACCTTTAGATGGAAGACCTGTGGTTGCTCCATCAGCACAGTCAATCAATCCACCCCAAAAATTAAGAGTGTTCTGTCCGATAATCTCACATAATCCAGATGAAAAGAATTTAACAACAGAGTCACCATTAACTTCAACTGTTTTAGATTTTATATTGATCTTCTCATTAGAATCTAAGTTAATTATACCTTTATTCGCATGCATATCAATATCTTGTCCTTCTATTCTTACTCTACCTCTTGCTGCTCTGATAACAATATCACCTTCAGCAGCATTTAATATAAAAGCATTGTTTGTTACTGGTCTCTCTCCACAATGTATTTGATATACACCTGGACATCTATTAATAGTACCACCCTTCTGAGCACCAGAAGAGATCATAGTCATATAATGCTCAACTTCCTGACCTGGAAGACCATTTCTAAGCATGATACCACTTAATTGGTTGTTCATATTAATATGACCAAACTTTAAATGACCGTAATCATTACCCAATTCTAGAGGATTATGTACTTTTATTTTTGCCATTAGTTACTCTCTATGATTCGGAACCCTTTATCTTCGTCAATAGTTCCCCTATTAACATTACCAACACAATCAACAACCCTAACAATTGGTGTTCCTGGTTCTATCTCACCCTCTGTATCGTCACCAATTCTACTAACACAGAAGATTGGATTAATAACAGCATTATAACCAGTATTTGTAGTGACATATATTTCAGGTCTCTCTGTCCATCCTTGACCAGGATTAATAATCTCAACAGTATCTAGGACTCCAAAAGGACCAAATGTTGCTTTAATTTCTGCACCACCTGTATTTGGTTCAATAACAACCTTATCAAAATTAGAATCATAATTCATACCTGCTTGTTCAATCTCTAACCCACAAAGATAAAGCATTACAGGATAACTACCAACAGTTAATGCAGGGAATGCATTAAAATCAGTCTCACCATTAGGACCTGTACCTGGAATTAAAGTTGTACCCTTCCTACGTGCAATCCTGTCTTCCATTGGTTCATCACCATCTAATGATCCAATATCACCACCACTAGTAGTAGTTGGAGTAACTTTACCACCAGGACCAATTATAGCAGATCCAATACCTGATATAACTCTATTCTCTGGTCTAAGTACTGTATCTCCTACACCACCATCAACATTAGGTGTAGTAGTATCAATTTCTGGTATCTCTACATCTGGATCAAATCGTTGCCACCTACCATCAGCTCGTTTAACGACAGTTTGATCAGCAGTTGCCCAAACTCTACCATCACCACCCATATCACCATTTGGTTGTGATGGGAATCCATATCCAGGTTCCTCAACTACAACATTATCAACACTCAATGTTGGACGACCTGTATCTGGGTTAGTTCCACCATCTGGTCTCATCCTTGGTCTAGCAAATCCACCTTTACCTTTACCACAATTATCTTTAATAGTAACAAAAGGTTCTTTTGTATAACCTAGACCTGGTGCAATAATATCAACTCCAAGAATATCACCTGCTGCACTAATAATCGCATTACCTCTAGCATGGTTTGGTGACCCCTTTGCAAGACCACCACCCCAGAAGGTTACTACTGGTGGAGCACAAAATACTGGTCCGACATTACAAGCATTAGCAGCATTTGTAGCAGAGGTTAACATATCATCTAGATTTAACCCTTTAAGAGTATCAAAATCAATTAAGTTCTTAACATCAGAAGCAAGTCCTTTTCCCTGATTTAAAATACTCTGAATATCAAATGTTGCTTCTGGTTGACCACCTGCAAATATATCCCACTCACTAGACTCTGGGCATTCTTGCTTATCATCACATAAGAAGAATCCAGCAAGTTGTGCTACAAGACCTAAAATAGAATCTGCAATGTTAAATGCTCCACCAAGGATACTTGAGAGACTACCCATAATACTATCAGTTATTGAACTTATAGTTCCTAGTAGATTACCCATTAATCCACCAATAAAATTCTCAATAGCACATGCTGGTACATTAATAAACCTATCAATCATCTTACCTAAGAAATCACCAACCATCTTAAATAAGTTCTTAGTTATCTTACTGAATAAACAGGACAATAACTCAAGAGTACCATCTTTAGCAGCTTTTACTTTATCTCGATCTATCGGAGCAACTTCGTGATATAACTTCTTCGTCTCATTATTAATTGTCTCCATGACATTCTTACGTGTCTCTTTAATCATCCACTTCATACCTCTCGATACAAAGTTAGATGCAATCTCAATTTTCTTCTGAATGTACTCCTGTTTGTCACTAATCCATCCAGAGGCAGTATTCTCCCACCTTGAAAGTTGGTCTTGTGCTCTCTCAATATCCTTAATCATTCCTTTGATGGCCTTCTGCATCTGGCTCATCGGAACTTTTTCACATTCACTGGGTTGAGCAAACCCAAGTAATGGTTCTTCCTGTTGCCTTTGATCAGATATGCCCCAAACATTTGGATAGGAAAATCCTTCCATAGGTTGACCTATCCTTAAAGGTATATCAAAAGTTGCAACCAGATCTTTTTCAGTATATCCACTAAGAGGAGCAAAACCATCAGTAGTCTCTTGCTTCTTGTTTAGTTTAGTTTGTTCATTATTGGATTTTATACCAATAATAAATGCCCCTGTCTTTTCAGCAGCATTAGTCCACATACCACGAACATGAGTACCTTGAGTAACAGCAGAAGATGCACCACTTCCTTTATGTCCACTACCCAGTGTACTTCCTGGTAATTCTGCCCAGATAAGTTGATCATCTGGGTTTATATTTTTGTCAGGAGAGTTCACTCCGATAATTCTTACACGAACTCTCTGACTCCAGTTCTTTAACTCATCTGTACTAGTCAGACCTTCTTCATCTCTAGGCCAAGAATCTCTAGGTGCAACAATCCCTTCCCAAAAAGTCTTGGAAATAGATTCTGGATTAAAAAGTAAGCCTGAGTCTGCTACCATTAGTCGTCGTATACTCTACATTCAAATGAATCTGGATGATTATCACAATACACTTCTAAGTGTTGATCCTCATGTCTTGTATGCCAGTCATTAATCTTAGCACCTCCAAGATTCTCTTCATTCTCTTCATGAGCATGAAATGCATCATTATGAAGCTTTAGATCTTCCTCAGTATATTCAATCATACCATGATTAACATGTTCCTTATTATCTTTAGGATCAATGTTTGCATGACTTAAATCTTGATTTGGAATTTTAGTAGTCATATTCTTTTTAGTATATGATGTAAATATTTATCGACATTATATCAGGTTCGACCAAATGAGTCACGAACTAACCTTAGTTTGGTCAGGCAACTATCACTTGATAAATGATGACATGCGTCAGATATCATATATATGCCACTTAATTCTTTATCTGGACGTTCTGTTTTATCAGTAGTCTGTGATGGTAAATCAATCTTAATTAATTCACCTACTCTTAAACTCAAATCACCAGGAATTTTTATTGTTACTACAATAGTAAACAGTTTATTATAACGCATAGCAGCCTGCATGAATACATTCTTTGAATCAATATTTTCATCCTGAGATTTCTCAACCTGTTCATCAACATCACCATCAGGCATTTCACCAATATCAAGTCTTCTAAAGAATCTCCTAGATTCTAATCCATAATCTTGAATGAACTCCTCAGCCATAAGAGGTAAATCTTTACCACCCAATAAATCTTGAGCAACGTTCTCTACTACTTTTGCTGCTGTATCAAAAATATCAGTAAAAGGATTATATGTCTCCATCTTAGACCCATATGTTCCAGTTAATAAATTCTTTTTAACGTTAATAGTACCTTTGGAATTATATTCAAGTATCTTGGCATCATATCCTTCAGGAAGAGATGTACTTGAGTTGTATACAAAACTCTTAAAAGGTTCTTGTTTGAATAAAACATCAATTGCTTTAAACCTAAACCCATCATAATTCTCGTAGAAAAAATATCCTGCTGATTCTGATGCTTCTTCACTAACAGATAATCTAGCAACTTCTGTCATTAATTTAATAGGTTTTTTACCCTGACCCATAAAATTATACTTATTCTTCGTAGTATCACCTTCATATTCTTTTTTAGATTTTAAAAACTCACTTAATATATTACCAACAGATTCAGATATCTCACCATCATACCTAGCATATACCTCAGTACCACAAAGGTCATTTGCAAGGAACTCTTTAGATACCAAATCAATAGTATATGTTGCTCTTTCTGTATGTGATGTTACATTACGGATCTCAGAGATCCACATAGCATTATCACCTTCAAATTTTAATTTATTATCTTGATTATCTTCAAAAACTAATTCTACTTTCTCAAACCCATTTAATTGTAAACCAGATATCGCAGTATTACCTTCTTCACCTTGACCAGTATCAACTACTGTTATTGTAAAACGAACTGTACTATCAAGAATACTCTCATAATAATTGAACATCACAATACCTGCAGAGATATCCATCTTCTTACCTTCATCTCTGTTAGATGTTATCTCGCATTTGATGATATCACCAGATGTGAGAAGACTATTTGCTGTTACTACTGACATTATGCTAGTGCTGCCTCCATCCTGTTATCTATAGTAGCATTACTAGATGTTCCTCCTCCAGAAGATCCATCTCCACCACCAGTTGGGACATTCTTTTCGACTATCTTATTTATTTTAACAATCTCGACTGTTCCACCTTCATAAGATGCTTCTTCTGATACTGCTGCTACATCACCACTTAGACTAATTCTCTCAACTGTAAAGTTGAGTTTTTTAACCTTCTTAGCTTCCTTCAGTTCAGCTTTAAGTTTTCCAATTATTTTATCCTTCTTATCTTGCTTCTTCTTTTTCTTCTTCTCCTTCTCATCCTTAGTATCTACTTCTACTGGGTCTAAAGATTCTCCCTTTGAATCTCCTCCTTCACCTTTAGGTGGGAAGAATGCTTTAACCAATGCAGGAGCAGTCTTAAATGGATTCATTAACCATAAAAGATTTGGAATCTCTTTACCCATTAATAAGGATAAAGGTCCTATCATTATTTTTACACCAGTTTTAAATACATTCCAAACTCTCTCTTTAAAAGGAACCCATCCAGGTATCCATTTTGGTGCTTTCTTAGGTAAATCTGGTATCTTAAATTTGGGAACTGCTTCATAGAATCTACCAAATCCACCAGTTATCCATTTAAATACTGCCTTACCTGCTTTAAATATCTGCATTAAGGATTTTAGCAACTTCTGACCAGCAGCCTTCCATCCTTTACCCATCAATCCTTCATAAAGTAAATCACCAACGAACACACCAATAGTTTCACCAATTAGTGTTCCTAAAACAGGAATAGGTATGAAGGTTCCTAATGCACCACCTAATGCAGCACCAATAGTTTTGAATAATGCTTTACCTAATGGTTCACCAGATATAATAGATACAAGACCAACAACAATTGGTCCAATAATAGGAATCTTACCAAAGAATTTTGATACAAATGGTTTAGCACTCTTCATTGCAGGAGCAATGAACTTAGCAGCCTTACCAAATATCTTTACAGCAAATCCACCAACTTTACCTGCTGCTTTACCAACAAGACCTTTAGCAGCACCAGCACCTTTACCAGCAAATCTTCGTGCAAAACCAAATGCACCCTTTGCTCCTCTCTTGACAAGGTTGTTCAATCCACCCATTGCCCGATTAGCAAACCTACCTGCTCCTCTGGTTACACCTCTTCGTAAATTTTTAAAACCCCTACCAAATTTACGCATTACCTTAATTTTTCTCGCTTTAAGATTACGTAAGTTCTTACCAAGTTTGGTCTTCTTAAACTTATTACCTAACTTCTTCTTCCACTTGGGTTTCACTTTTTTGCCTTTTGGTCCCTTACCAATATCTCCACCTGTGTTGCCCATATTAACGGTTGCCATCATAAGAATCATGGCAAGATTCAGGAACTTAGTAAAGATGCCCGTAAACTTATCAAACGCCTTTGTTCCACCCTCACCAAATATGTTACTAACTACACCTCTAACAGAATCTACTGCCTTATATCCTAAATCAATAAATCCTGCAACAGCATCCAGCAAAACTCCAGCAATATTTGTTATCCAATTAAATACTGGTTCTGCAATTGCAAGGAATTTTATAATCTTAGGTAACCACTTCAATAACTTTAGAGATATCATCCCTAATACAGTATTGATAATAAAATTCTTAACTACTCCTATTCCTTTTTGAACTGGTTTAAGAAGTCCTCCTGCTAATTTAGCACCACTCTTACCTGCTTTCTCTAATGCATTCTCGTTACTCTTTCTCTTCTTAGTCTTTTCTTCATAACGTTGATCTCGAATATCTTCCTTCTGTATATTTAAAGTATTCTGAAGAACCTTCTCTATATCAATAGTCTTCTCATGAATTGCCTTTAGATCATCAAGTATACCACTTTGACCTTGAGATTGTTCTTGTTCTTCTACTGGTTCTGTGCCTTTTGATGCAGCACCTTGACCAGGCATCATCATCAACCCAGGTTTTGTCTGAGCAGTATTCTTCTTATCTTTGATATTTAATAACTTACCAGCAGCAATAGCCATATTATGCTACCCCCATGATGCCATAAAGTTCCATACAGTTCTTGCGATGTGCGTTCTCAAAAACTACAGGGAAGTCTTTTAATTCTCTAGATCCAGTCAAGGTACTACCGCCACCACCATCTTTAATAACCTGTGGAGGTAAATCAGTTATATTAAAACCACCTGTTCCTGGAGGTGCAGGAGGATCTGCAATAGGAGGTGGTGGAGCCATCTCCAATTTTGTAATTCTTTCTTCTAGTACTGGTAAAGTAGAAGGTACAAGATTAGCATTAACAGTAACTGTTGGTCCACTCATCTTATCCTTAACAGCACCAACAACTCCACCAATAGCATCCTTTGCCTTACCAAGCAATCCTCTACCAATACCAAATGGGTCCATCACATTAGCAGCAATTCCACCCATAGTTTTTAATCCACTACCAATACCTTTTAACATTCCACCAGCAAGACCTTGAGCACCAGTTTGACCAGTTTGACCTGTTGCACCATCTGCACCTGCTGTGCCATCTGCACCATCACTAGCAGGAGGAGGTGTTAAATCTACTGTCTCAGAATCCTTACCACCTAAATCAACTTTTACTCCTGAAGGTTTAGGTCCAGCAACCAATCCACCACCTGACATTTTCTGTATACCTTCTGCCATCTCAGGAACATTTGAACCTCCAGCAGCAGCGTTCATACCTAAAAGAGTATCAGCACCATACTTTTGTACAGCACCTTTACTCATCATAACTTCACCAGGTTGAGCAGCAATTAATTGAGTATCTGGTTCTGCACCTGTAATTTTTTGACCAGTTTGAGGTGTTATCTCTCCACCCTGATTAAATAACTGAATTCCTTGTGTTAATGGAACTATTTCTCCACCACCAGAATATTTGCCTATTATTGCATTTTCTTCCGCATTAAGTGTATCCCATTCACCATCCCCAGGGAATATACCTTCATTTTCAAGACTTGTCTTCAGTTCTTCTATTTCAAACAGTCTGTTCTTATCTTTTTCAGAATACCCATCATCATCTCCTCCTTTATCACTATCTCCACTTAATTTAGATATTCCAACCGCAGCTAATCCACCTAATACTAGTGCTCCTGCTGCCCACGGGTTTTTCGCTATCGCCCTCATAGCCGCAGGAATCCCCTTCTTCAACATCCATCCTGAGATACTTAATACTTTAGCAATTACAAATTTTATTATCCCACCTACAGGAGTTGCAAATAGAACAAATGCACCTAATAAGGTAGGCCACCAGTCACCAATAAATCTCCCAAGTGATTCTATCTTTCCTTTGTTCTGAGGATTAGAGAACCACTCAACAAACTTCAATAACATCTTACCTAGAAGAATGGTAGTAAAGAATTTTACAAGTCTATCAAGAGCACTTTGAACAGGTGCTAATGCTTTACTTGCTACCTTTTTAAGTCCTTTTACAGGACTTTCCATCTTACCTTCTGCTGCACTTCTTTGTGATTTCTCATCACTTCTCTTACGACGAGCAATATCATTACGAATTAATGTATGTGAATTAGCAACAATCTCAGCAATTGATTCAACTGTAGTTCTTATTGCTGCAATGTGTCCAGCAATCCCTTCGGGACCACCTTCTCCACCTTCTCCACCTACTTCTGCGTCTGGTGGTCCTGGAGGTGCAGGTGGTTTTTTATTGAAAAAACTATCAGAAAAATCTGATCCACTAGTAGCACCACCACCAGCATCTCCACCTTCATCTGCTTTATCTTTTCTTACCTTAAATCTACCAACCTTACCTTTAACTCTTCTCCACTCTTCTGTTATTAACTCAATCTCTTCACTAGACATGGTGGTTGTACCCATCCTGCCTTCACCCATCTTCTCTCTTAAGAGAGTTCTGTAAGTAGCATAATCAATACCAACTGTATCATCTAGTCCAATAATTCTTAATATTCTTTCATCAATCTGTTCATCAACTAAGTCATCCTCACGAGTACCTTCATATGTTCTACCAGCAGCACCCGAAGCACCTCTAGCACCAGCAGCACCCGAAGCACCAGCAGCACCAGCAGCACCCGAAGCACCTCTAGCACCTG